AAAACGAGGATCGCTAATAAATTGTTCGTGAACAAGCATATGCGCCGCATGTACTTGGTCAGGAAAAGCTTTTATTGGTTTTCCATTCAATAAAGCCATATTTTCTGAGACGGGATCACGACGGGCAATATCATCATCGTCAATGACCAACTCATCTGGGTCAGGTAAGTTTAAAGCCATTATTAAACGTTTATATGCTTCCTTTATATCAATTATTTGGGGAGCTGATTGTGCAATTTGCAAAGTCGTCTGCGCTAAAGCTATTCTTTGTGCTTGGGAAAAAATATTAGGGTCAGAAACAGGGATAATATCAATTCTATCATCAAAATCCCTTCTTCTTATTGATAATTCTTGCCCAACTACTTCATATGGATAGACATCGTCTAGATATTCTCCGTCCAATTCTCCAATTAGCTTTAATTCCCGTGCTTGTGCATGATGAATACGCTTATGAATGGCTGAAAATATCTTACTTCCTTGTTCTATCTGCGCAATAGTGGTTCCAACAGGGGATGTCGCCGCCGCATCGCCTACCATCGCATCTGCAATAGTGGCGAATCGCCTTCCTGACTCTGTTAAAACGCCTAAAAGTTGCATTAATGTAGGAGAAGGTTCCTTAAAGGGTAATTGCATAAATGATTTTTGCAAATCATCACCATATGCCTCGACTTCCAACCATGAACCTGGAGCTATCGTCATATCCCCACCTTCAATTCGTGCACCTTTCGCTTTAAAGCCTCCATTTAAGTTAGCGAATGCCGCAGAGTCCAGTAAAGCCCTTAATGCCCCTGTACTTGCATGCTGCAATCCACCAATCATATGAATTAGACCAAAGCCATAAAAGCCTAAACCTGGAAGATATTTATAATGCACGAAATATGTGCGTTTTCTTTTTAACTCATCGTCCTCTTTCCAATTTCTTCGTATCGCCAAAACTTGTTGGGACTGCCTGTCAATCGTAATGATATATGGAGGTGCGATTGCCTTTTCATCTTCTGAATCCTCTATGTTATAGTCCGTATGTATTTCCAATACCGTATGGATATTCTCACCTAATGTATCTGAAATGCCGTCCAGTCGATTAATGGTTTGATTCACAATATCAACATCGTCCGTCTGCGTTCCTGACGACAGCTTTATTTCCTTGTAAAATCCCGTCTTAAAATATTTCTTTAGTTCATTTTTATTTATTTTCATTACCTGAGTGTAACGAGGGGATGTCTCCAAATCCACTGTCTCATATGAAACAACAAAATCCTCTGCAGGAATAAAGGATGACGCCACCCTATCAAGGGTAGGGTCAAAATACACTTTTTTGAAGGCGGACCCTGACACAGCTAAATAAAAAAGCAACTGGTCAAGTTCATTGAAATACTCGGGCATCTCTTGAGTCAATTGATAATTCATAAATTCTTGGACTCGTTGTGCCTGTTTCATTTTTTCTTCCGTTACTTTTCCAATGATCTGCGTCTTTACAGGTCCGCCGGGAGGAAACATCTCTGCAATGGCACGTGCTTGAAACTGCGTCGCAGCTTCTGCCATTAAAGGATTGTGAACACCCGATGCTCCAGGAAATGGATCATCACGGGCTTCAGTAATAATTCCGAGCATGCGAAGACCACGTGAATACTGTTCTTCCCAGTCTTTTCTACTTGATCTGTCGCTGTCGTATTTTTCGATTAAATCGGATGCAATTTTCGTTAATTCTTTTTTATCTAATGTTTCTGCAAGATTGGAAAAATGGTCTGTATCAAGAGGCTTTACATATTCCTCTTCAAGATTAACCTCGACCCCCGTCTCCAAGATTCCTGGTTCGGGAAGTTCTACCGCCAATTCTTCCATGTTTAAAACTTCTTCAGGCATTTTTCCTTTTCTTTGCTAGTTTGACAGAGCTATCACTTTTTTTCTTTTTAGGAGTTTTTATCCACGCATCCGTGTGTTTTTTTCCGTATGTTTTATATATATGTTCAAAATTCTTACCGAGTGATTTAAGTTTACCCTTGTCGGTATGTTGTCCAAACAAAACATCCATTCCCTTAGTGAGTTTAGACATCACAGGATGTTTTTCACTAAATTTTTTATCGCTTTTTTTAATTCTTTTTAATCTTGTTTCCTTAAAGGCCTTTTTGGCTCTGTCCTTGGCCAACTTAGTGCCATATTGTTTTTTCTTTTCTTCAGCCATTATGTCTTTTTCCTTTTCTTTGCAATTTTTTTAAATGTTTTCGCTAGAGTATATCTTTTCGAGCCAGGAGGACAGGACTTTGACCCAAACTTTTTTCCGGTGCAAACTCCTTTCGTCCCTCTACGTTTAATAGAGGCCGTCGCCTCTTGCATCCATTTTTTTGACATTACTTTTATCTATTTTTTCCCAGGCTTGTTCCTATAACGTAAAAGTGCTTTCGCCTCCTTTATCGTTAGTTTACCGGCATTGACATGCTTGGCCAGTAAATTTCCATATGCACCTTGCCCAGCCAAACCAATTGTAACGGGCTTCATATATCTGCCTCCTTTATTTGGGGATTCTACTACCATTCTTTACCTCCTATTTTTTAAAAATATTGAACAAGTTAGGTTTTAATACATCTTCAAACCAGTCTTGCCAAAATTGTTGTGTTTTCTTTTGATATTCTTGGGCTTTCACAGGGTGTTCCTTTACAAATTTTTCTACTTGTACTTTCCATTCTGCGTAAGTTGGAATATCTAAATCAAATTTAAACATTTTATCTCCTTATCGAGTTTCATTTTTCTCATTGTTTTTGTTCCACCTAATTTTTTTAGTGCATCCTTAGTAGTCATTTATTTACCAAACTTGTTTGCTTTATTCTTATAATAAATTCGTCTTTTCCTTTCAGCTTCCATAACAGCCTTGTCTTTTTTCTTTTTATTCCTAGCCCTTATTTCCTCCAGGCGTTCAGCCTTGTTAATTCTGTTCGCACTTTCGACAATCTCTTTTGCCGTAGGTCTTCGTTTTGGTTTCTTCTTTATTTTTACATCCACCATTCTTTTACCTCTTTTATTTCCTTTCGATATGACGTTCGTGAACTGCCCTCGTGACAGTGTCATTAACCCTTCCTTTTTCCCGTCGCTTGACCTGAATATTTTCTTTTACCCTTCATTTTTGGAGAGAGTGTCTTAATAGTTTTCTTTTTCGTTTTTCCCGTATAAGCTGCATCGCTAGTCATAAATTGTTTAGCTTTTAGAGTTGCCTCTTTTTTACGTTTTGCTACAAGCACGGGGTCGTCATAAGCCCTTTTTGGCATATCCTAGTCCTTCCCATTTTTTTCTTTAAAATATTTTTTAGTTCCCGCCTTTAAACCTTTCACAAATTGACTTTCAAGTGACTTGTCTACATTAGAGGGAATAAATTGACTCCATCCACCTTGTGCCTCAAATTGAGCTTTTGCCAATTTTCTTCCACTCTTTTTAAATAAATTAGGAAACATTGAAGATTTTCGAGAACCCATATTATATCCTTCTCTGTATGCTTTACTGCCCTTTTGTTTCGGCCCTGCCATATATCGCCTCCTTTGTCACGGTACTGCAGTCATAATAACTTCCTTAATAAATATCTATATCATTTTCACGTTGATGTCTAACTATAAAATCTCTTTTCGCTTACCTTCGACTTTATCGGCTTGTCGTCCCACTCGTCAAGATACTTCGGATCAAGGGGATGCGCCACGAGGAACTGGTCCCGAATCAACTGCCACGCCTGCGTGCACGTATCGACATAGTCATCGTGCTTCCCGTAGGGAAACGATGCGCATTCGCCAATAATGTCCTCGACCCACAGCTCGTCTGATGGAACCCATACCAAGCCACTCTGCAGCATGGGCGCAATCGCATGGGTCCGTGAAACCTTGTCCTTGTCGGGCTTATACTCGTGAACGGGAATTCCCGCCCTTCGTAAGTCCTGCAATAGCGACTGCCCTGACGCACGTTTCTCGATTAACACCAAATTCGGCTTGTACTCCCAATACGAGTCCTGGGCGATTCTCCGCAAATCAGGGTACTCGACCCGATCCCGCCAGGCTTCAATGAGACCGACGCACGCCTCGACTGTTCCCGAATCCTCGTTCAGGCGGGAGAACACCCCCCACGTCGTTCGTGCGCTGAAGTCAGCGGACTCTTTCGTAGAGAACGCCGTGTCATAGCTTTGAATGATAAAATCGTATCGTGGCTCATAATTTAATTTTTGCCACCAGTCCCTCTTGAGTATGGCGCCTTGCTCCGCCGACGGGCGTTGCTGGTAGAGTGACTCCCACACCCTGTCGCCGACAGTCGCCCTTATTTTCTTGAGCTTCTCGACGGAGTACGCTTCGGGCCATAAGGCATCGCCGTTTGCGTTGATCGCAGGCAAGTCAAGAATTTTCCAATCCTCATCCGAGTTCTCCAAAATCCATCCCGCCAAATCCTCCTCGTGCCATCGTGTCTGGATCAGGATGACAGCGCCCCCGGGCTGGAGACGTGTATAGGCGACGGACTTGTACCATTCGATTAGGTTCCGTCTTTGAAGTCCTGACTCCGCTTCCTCACGGCCCTTGATCGGATCGTCAATGACCAATAAATGGGCGCCCCTTCCCGTGATGGCGCCTCCCGCACCGACGGCGCTGTACGTTCCGCCATGCACGGTGTGAAATCGCTTTGCGGAGCTTGAATCGTCCCTTAGGCCGACGCCTTCGAAGACCCGCATGAAATCATCCGACTTTAACTGGTTACGCACCTTGCGTCCAAAATCATCAGCCAGTTCCTGTGCGTATGTCGCTTGAATGACAAAGTTCCTGGGATTGCGGCCCAGGTACCATGCGGGAAAAAATTCGGAGCAGAGCATAGACTTTCCATGACGTGGTGGCATAAAGATAGCCAATCTGTCAATCTCGCCTCTCTCTAAACTTTCTAGGTTTTTTCCAATAAGTTGTATATGCGCAGGGGTATTGTATCCAGGGTAGATATGCTGGGCATAGTCCAATATATGGGAATGCGCAGACGCATTCGTTTGTTTTGTTCTTTGTTTCTCTAGTATTTCGAAAACTTGTGTTTTAATGTCCTTAGGAGCCTTTGGATCCAAAAGGATTGTTTTAGCTTTCGTAAGTAGTTCTGTTCTCATTATTTTTCAGGGAAGTATAATACAAAATAATTTATTTATACATAAAATAGTCAATACCCGATAAAGCTTATACTTACCCTCCCGAAAGCTAGAATTTCTTTTTAAACTTTATACGATTATTTTTTCATTAAACTTAATCGAATTAAGTTTAAATCGTATTCGAATTTTAATAAGAAAATTTTTAGAAAATAGAAATAAAAAAACTCTCTAAAATTAATTAGAGAGTTTTTATAATAAAGTTTTTAATTAAAGACTATTAGCTTTTTCTTCGAAATACTTAATATTTTCTTCTAAAGCTTTTCGATTAGATACGATATTTTTTTTATCTAAAAGAAAGTTTTTATTTTCTTTTATAATATCTAAAATTTCGTTTTTATTTTCTTTAGTTACGTTATTATTATCGATTACTAAACGAAGCTTTTTAAAGCGTTTATTAGCTTTAGTATCGTAAGAAATATCGATAGTTCGATAACGACTATTTAAAAATAAATCTCTAATAGTAGTATTAAATTTCGCTTCTTCGAATATTTTATAACTTTCGCTTTTTTCGTTTTTTATATTTACTAAACGAAATAAAATACGATTATTTAAAATAGTTCTAATCGAAATAGGAAATTTTTTAGATTTATTAGAATTTTCCATTTTTTTCTCCTTTCTAGAATTTTAATTAATTCTAATTTTAGAATACTTATATTTAACTATAAGTAAAGTATAAAAATACTAATATTATTATAATTATTAAGAAATTTTCCATTTATTTTATAACTATATTCTATTAAAAAATCAGCTAAAACAAGTTTAATTTTCGTTATTTTGTTATTATTTTTTTATTAATTAAAAGATATAGCTAGGCTTACACGTAAGCCTAGGAGGCGGAGGGTTGATTCTCAATGCTCAATGCTCAATGCTCAATGCTCAATGCTCAATGCTCAATGCTCAATGCTCAATGCTCAATGCTCAATTCTCAATTCTCAATGAATAAGGGTTGGCTCCTCCCGCCGCATTATATAAAGCGATAAAAAAAGGGGCGATAAAATCGCCCCTTGTCGGAGTTATAGTCTTTATTTAATTTCTGCTGCGAATTTTTCGAACTTCGCTATGTTGGCTGTTAACTTCTCTTTAATTTCTTTTGAGAAGTTAACTGCTGATTCTTTATTTAATTTGATTACTTGGAGTAATATCTCTTTAGTTTCTTTTGAGATATTTATTCCTTGCACGAAACAGAGAACGGGGATTCTTTTAAATCTTCCATTTATTCCTGTGTCGTACTGATAATCTAAAGAAGTGAACCCGGCTTTATGGGCGTCTTGTAGATTAGTCGCTACTTTGTAGTTTTCGTAGCGTGCGTATGATTTGCCTGATGGTTTCTTTTGATTAACTAGGCAGAACATAACTGCTCTTCCCTCTAACTGCTTAAAGCTAGTCGGGAATTTTTTTTCCGTAGATTTTGTCATTATAAACTCCTTTTATTTCTGACTTTCTTTTAGACCCTTATGGTCTACTTATTATTATAAAGATTTTTTAACATAATTATACATTTATTTAAATTAATTGTTAATAACCTTATCCCCTCTTGTTGAGTAAATAATCGACTGTCTTGCGGACTTTGACGATTGTATCCTTAATCTCGTGTGAGATATAATGATGATCCACTGTATATGGTCTATTAAGAGGACTCAATGTCTCATCACCCAAGGTGTGTTCGTCAAGGTCTTGGATTATTGTTATTAACTTCTCCCGGACATCGTCCGGCATTTGTGCTTTATCAACCATTATACCTCCCTCGTTGTGCTCTTTCTAAAGCTCGTTGTTGCTGTAAGGGTGTGACGGGTCCCATTAATCGTCTGTCCCTTATTCGTGTATACACTCCCTCGTGAAATGTTATTGGCATTTCATAAGGCACATGTGTATATAACAT